CGTTTATACAAGTTAGCACAAAATAATAGACATTAAAAAAGGCGCTTAAAAAGCGCCTTGCTAACAAGTATGTGTGCTTAAAACATATCTTTATAGGAGCAACGACCTTAAGTGCTTGAAATCATTGATTTTCTAAAGACTTCTTTTTTAGTGGGGTCATCCAGCGCCCAAACTGGTTCTGCATCGGGGATGAATTTGCCATACACTTTACGAATCATTGCGGTGTCAGTATGCCCTAAATGGGCGGCTACTGTCGACTCAGGTTCACCAGCTTTTAGCATCCAACTGGCGAAGCTATGTCGAGTTGCATATGGTCTCAAGTAGGCTAAGCCCGCTTTATCAAGTGTCTGCTTCCAATGTTTCTGCGTGAACAGCCTCGACGTCGTGTAAGGGACTCCCCTGCTCGTCACCCATGCTCTCTCGGAATCGTGCGTCTGCAATTCTAGTTCTAAGGCCAATCTCGCGGAAGATGGAAGGTAGATTTTCCTTGCTCGGCCACTCTTCGGTGATTGCTCTGCCCCTGTTTGGGTTAAAGTGCGTTTCACAGTGATATACGGTAGACATACGTCCTCCCTCCTTAGTGCTGATGCTTCGCCTGGTCTTAATCCTGACCAGAACATAAATGTGACTAATCGCTTACGACTTTCGCTGTTGAAGGCCTTCGCTATCCGTTCGGCTTCATCAATTGTAAAGACCTCAGTCGAGTCTATGCTCTTGTGAAGTCCCTCCATTGTTAAGGCCTTGGACTTTGACTCCACGCCGTCCAGCATACGGCCAAAGTTATCGGATTCGATAACTAATGACCTAACTGCTCGTGTAATGGCAAATCGAACAAGCCACAAGCGGAACGATGCGAACTCTGTTGAGGGCGACATTTTAATTATATCGTCGCGCAAACGCATAGCCTCTGTGGGTGTAATATTTGCCGCGTCTATGTGACCGAAGTTCTCTATTACCCACTCAGCCCTAATGCTGTACGTAATATGTGTAGAGCCTTTGACCTTGCCACGTTTAGCCTCAATGAAATGCTCACGAATAATAAACTCCAACCGGCGCTCGTCCTTTTTCAAACTTGGATCATTTGGGAAGTAGCGAGCTAAATCAAATTGACCAAGCGTAATGTCACGCCTTATAGCGTTTAGCATTTGTTCGGCAGCCTTGATATTTGCCTTAGTCGGTGGTATTCCTAGCGTTCGTCGCCACTGGTTCCTTTCATTTGGTGGGCGAAAAGCAATGCGTAGTTTGTCTCTATGCACTGTTACACCCTTGGGTAAATCTAAATCACTCATACGGCTATACTCCTGATAGTGATTACCCCCCACCGAGTAGGTTAAAGCACGGGGATCATGGTGTCTATTTGTTTGGGCATAAAAAAGCCCCGCCTATTGAGGCGGGGTTATTAAACCAATCGGTCTATTTAAGGGCTTTTTCAATCATAGCGTGTAGCTCGTCATCCCATTTTGGTTTTGAACTCTTAACAAGCTTTTCAGACGCAAACAACGCGAGTTTTACAAGGAACTCTGTTGTTACTAAGCGAGTCATCAAGAACGCTAACAGTTTACTCAGCATTGGTCTCTACCTGAATTACGGGCACAGCTTCCACAAGCTCTGCCAAACTTTGGCCTTCAAAACCGACACGTTTAGCTATTGTGCCCAACACTTCACTTAGGCCTTTGGCCTCGTCCAGTGAATCAAGAACACGTGCTTTTAGTCGGATTATTTCTGCTTGTGCATTTTGTTGTTCTTCCATTATTACTCGACTCCAATTACTTCTAGTTTGCAGTGTGTTTCCGCTGCTGTTTCGGCGGTTAGGCCTGTGTACGTCTCAGAGTCTAATGTATAGCTAGCGAAATCTGAGTTGTAAGTAGTAGGGTCAATCAGGATATACGGCGGTGAACCCGCGTCCTTATCTTCCTGCGCAGGCCAATAGCCCATGCGGTAATTAAGGCTAAAGTTAGCAGTGTCACTGTCTACCGTCCCTTTACCCTCACGAATGTCATACGAGAAATTCTCACCTGTATTCGCGGTGAACTCTGAACGAAGAACTTGGAATACTGCTGCTGCGAACGTAGTGCCTTGTGGGTCTGTGAATGGTGCTGTGAACATTTTAGAACCTCTTGTTGTTATTGAGCTGCGAGTATAACGCGTTACTACTAACTAAAATAGTAGTAACACTGTTAAATCTATTTAAAAGGAGAGTCAGTTTTTACCCGTGCTACGGCCTCTATCCAGTTGTTCTTAGCCTCATCAGTCTGGTCAAACTGCCACTCCATGAACAGCTTATCAGTTTGGGCATAACCCTTTTGGCGAGCCTTGATCATCTTAGCGTTATGCATCTCGATGGTTGGCACAACAACCCCCCAAGCACTAGTGCTTGGGTCATAGATTTTACCCATGTACTTGAACGTCGGGTCGAAATCTATTTCGTACCAATTTTCTAAGTCTTCTGGCACAGGCCACACTTGAACCGACCTACACGTTTCAACATCGACATATGCCTTATCGAAGACTTCTTCGGTCTTCGGAACATGATTAACAATCATTATATTTTCTCCACAATGTTCACGCCCCATATACGACGGATAAGGCTGTTTTCGCCATGTTCAATAAGCCCCCGCTTACCTTGCAGTGACACACGCCAGTATTTGTCGTAAAGGGGGCTTGATAGCATGAATTGCTTATCGTCAAATTTACCTACGTCAGCCTTTACTACATATGTAGGGATCAAAGTAATACCCATCACATCATCATTATCTTCTGAACCCTCAACGGCCAAAAACTCGTATTTGTCGTAGTCGTCAGACAGCGTAATGTTACCATTCGCAAGACCCGCAGCGTTGTAGTAAAGCGATGTGTAATCATACTTCATTTGTATCTGCTTGAATGCAGGTGACTTACCAGTGAAGCTGCGCACCGAAATAGCCATCGAAGTACCGCTAAGGCGAGTTACACGTATGGTGTACCTCTGACCACTTGCTGCATAGTTATCACTGATTTGGTCATCAATATGTATAGAAGAACTTCCTTCCCAACGACCATAACTAGGTGAGCCATACTCGTTGTCTACATGCTGAAACGATGTCCCTGTGTAGGTACGGTTAACGATTCGAGTATTAGACGTTGTACCCCGAAAAATCTCTACGCGCCAATTAGGTGTTGAGTAGCCTTGTTGTCCTGATCCATTAAGGTAACTCGTTGAGCCGCTTACAACCCACGAGAGATTAACCTTTCCACCTAGAACTGTTATAGCGGGCAGTACATAAGTCCCCCCCGTGTTCAAGGATTTATTAGTACCACTTTGCGTGCCACCTGCCACAGTACCCACGTAATACGGGTTTATCTGTCTACGAGCCTCGTCTTGGATGGACTCAATATCAACCGTGTTTTTAGATAATTTACCATCAAAGAAACCGTTACCCTTTGTATCCACATAGAATATTGGCGAGATTTCCTTGCCCGCCGAGTCAGTCCTAGATAAAGCTATAGGACGCACAGCATCAGGAGCAATTTTAAGGCTTGTGTACGAACCACCATTGTTTACTAAGCTATTAACCTGTAGGTGTCTTGCGTTGATAGCGCCCGCACCAATCCAGCTAGCCGTGATAGTGTTTTCAAGCCCAGCGGGGGGGGTAGATGGGAGGAAATCATCGTACGTAATAACCCTTGAGACAACACCCGTAGTAGCTTTAGCCCGAATGACACCGTTGAACCTAGCGTCACCCTCCATGCCAAGCCATATACCAATTACACCACTCTGTTTGATAACTATTTGGTGCCTACGCTCACCATCGACCTCCCTGCCATAGTGATACCCGAGCCCAAAATGAGTCGCGTGGGTACGCCAGTCAGTGCCGATTGTCCATATCATTTCATCCACCCCATACCCGAGTGTTTTATAGTTGCCAACAATACCGCCCTCACCCGTTGGATTAGTGCTATAAAGCTGCTGCTTAAAGCGGATACCACCATCCGTGTTTATTGCCTGTAATGAGTTAGTGCTTGATGAGAATAAAGCTTTGCCCCCATAGGTGCGAACCCATTCGCTGTCGATCATATAGAGACCACCACCGTGCGAGCTAAAGTAGATACCGTCGTCACTGTTAGTCCTTATCCATGTGTCACCACTATTTATAAACGTGTGTACCCCTCGTCGTAACCCACCATTAATGTCAACCACGCCATTAACTATAAAATCGCCATTACGCCTGAACGCCGCTATATTGCCTCTGTCTCCCCCCGCTGAGCTATATGCACCGCCCGCCGTGCTTGTCTGAATGCGCAGCTCGCCCTCATCGGCATTAGCCTCAAAGCGAAACGCCCCCTTAGACGCGTTCTTACTTACTATGGCTACGTTTGCGTTTCGCGTTGGGTGCTTAAAAATACCCGCTACTTGGTTAGAGCCTATGGATGAAGCCTCTGCTATGAGCTGCCCTGTAGTAACTACCGACCCCTCATTATTGATAAGTGCCCCGCGCGTATAGTCGGTAAGCCCCTTGCTTCCTGTTATAAAACGAGCTATGTCACCCGCCCCCGATTGGACGGCGTAGAACGCTGGGTTGCTAGAATCACGATGCACGTACAAATAATCACTTGTCGGAGATGTCGTACCAATTCTTGCGAACGAGGTTGCATGAAAACCATCAAGTTTATCAGCGTCTAGGCCTGATCCACTGCCCATATTATCCGTGTGGAAAAACTCTTGCCATCCACCGCTGCTACCAGAGCTGACGCGCTTGAACATCATACGGTTAGTGTGGAATGAACACGCTATGTCGAAGTAATAGCCCCCACCATTCGCATGGTTAGCGGTGATATGATACCACCAATCATTTGTGGGGTTTTCCAAGGCAGTGTTGTCCGTACCCTCACCACCGCTCCCCGCCACATTAGAGGCTTGTAGCCCTGAGCGACCATACACCACCTGATTATGGTACTCTAGGAAGTCAGCTCTAACAGCTGTCTCATCTTTGCCCAGATACTTTGAGTCCGATTCAGACTTTATAGCGAAATGACTAGTGTTGCCCGTATGGTATATTTTGTTGTCACGATACTTTACCTCTGACAGATCAAGCCATAGCACATCAGTTAGGCCTGTAGCCTCACCATTTGTGACACTACCCCCAAGCCCAATGCTCATGAACGGGTCGTTACTAGCGTCGGTGTTTACTTCTATACGAGCCGCGTTACCGTTACGTATTGGTCTTCCATTTGCGTGGTTAAACGTTATGTTTGCGTTACCGTATCCATCGTTAGCGGTTAATGCGACCTTACCATCCATAACGCCAACAATTCTTCCTGATGTAACTGCATTTTCTGAGGAAGATAGGTAGCGGCCATTCGCCTCACCCTTAGAGTAAACATCAACAAACGCACGGACAGACGACATGTTAGAGCAGAATCGAATGTAGTTGTCACTTGTACTATTTCTAAATGCGATAGCACCGCTAATATCGGACTGGCTTCCGTACCTAGAGCGAAAAAGTCGAGAATGTATGTCACCTGCGCTGTCTCGACTGGCGATACTGTTTCCCGTAATACCCGTTGCGTAGCTTCTTCCACCTAGCTTGTCAGCATTTGTCGCTGTGGCCGTTTTGCCTAGATACTTAGACGACAGCTTAGTGCCACTCTCTGAAAAGGAAGGTGCAGAGACCTCATGCGCGAACGCTGCTGTCCCCCCCTTATTGAGACGGAAAGCTATATCACCACCATTGTATCGGAACCCCAAAGTGCCGCTTTGATGGTCAAACTGCCAGTAGTTATTCTCGTACGTGGAATCCATTAGGTTTAGCTGTACGTTAGTGTGCCTTATGGTCAACTGGCCTTCTACCGTTCCGCCCTTGTCACTTCTAAGGAATTGTGACGAATTAATATTGTCTAGCTTGTCAGCATTTGTCGCTGTGGCCGTTTTGCCTAGATACTTGCTACCTAACGATACGCCATTTTCATAAAAGTTAACTGAGTGGACTTCTTTAAACTTCCACGAACTTGTGCCCAAGTTACTTTTGTTATTGGCATATGGCAATAAGCCCGAACTTGTTGTGCGAACCCAACTACCCGAACTAGCAGGGTTGTTAGCAGGAAACATGCGCGGGTATGAAGAACTGCCCGACGTGTCGATACCCAGATAACTTGGCTGCTCTTTTACATCTTTCCAGCGAACGTCTGTTATGAACCCACCACTTGATATTGTTGGTTCTGAAACACTAACAGCAAAAAAGAGCTTGTCAGCATAATTGTAAGAGACAACACTTTTAGGATTAAACGTAATGTTCGAGATAGTGAACTCGTACGTGTACTCTAATCCTTTAGTCGGTGCGGGTAAGATAACTTGTTCTGAGAAGTTGAACGATGTGCGGTAAAGTCTGTGACCACCCTCCTCTGTTGAGTAATTAATGTTAGCTGACAGACGAATTGTAGCTTTACCTACCGTAAAGTTATGCGCCGCGCCGTTTAGCTTCATTGTCACATCGAACGCCACATCTTTAAGGCCTGCTTCATTAGGGCCACTAACACTAAAGTTCATAGTTTGGGCGCTACCGCCCGACTTAAGAGCGGGCACTGAGATTTTCTTGTTAAACCCAACCCCCTTTGAAGTAATAGATTGCGTGCCCCCTAGTACAACACCATCAGGGCTGACGCGTACTAGGCCATCTTTAAAAGCGGGGTCAATCATGTGTTCGCGGATTGCACCAGGCGGCATAGTAATGTCGTCCGAAAGTATAGCAATACCGTCAACCGCTAAACGGCCACTGTCGATTGTTTCCGCTGATAATTGACGAATAACGGCTTCGTCAAGGTACATGTAGTTACGGTCTTCTGAGAAGTAGAATGGGAACTTTGACTTATCCAATTCGCTACTGCCATTCCAGTTAGGTGGCACGATAGCAATTTCATCAGCTTGGAAGTAAAGCTTACCACCCGCGTCCACACCACTGCCTTTAGACAGCAAATGGACACCCGATACTTTACCGTTAGCATCTGCTTTGATTACACGCTCAGCTTTAAGGATGCCCGTCGTTGAATCTGTATAAGCTCTCGCGATGCTTTTAGCACTGGCCACCGCCCCATTTTGGTTGCTATTAACTTCCTCAATACGCGCGGCACTGTCTGCCGTTGCCTGCTCAAGTACCGTCGCACGACTCCTAGCGTCAACCGCTCTGCTATTGGCTGTATTAGCTGTGCTTTGCGCTGTGTTCGCTTTTGACACGCCAATTTCTGCCCTTGACTCAACACTAGTAAAACGTGTTGCATAGTCACTGCTAGTTTCCTCAAGCGTTGTAACGCGATTAGTCGCGGCGACTGCCTTGTTGTCTGCTGCATCAGCGGCACTTTGCGCCGTATCAGCTTTATCTACAGCGCTGTCCGCCACAGTTTCTACAGCAGTGAAACGTGTTGCGTAATCTTCGCTTGTTTCTTCTAGTGAGGACACACGGTTCGTAGCGCTAGTAGCCTTCGAATCCGCTGAGTTAGCTTTAGTCTGTGCTGCGTTTGCCTTATTAACACCCGTAGTAGCTTTCGTTTCCACAGTGGTTAAACGTGACGCATGACCCGTACTAGTTGACTCAAGCGTTACCACACGATTTGTTACCGCTGTAACCTTTGTATTTGCCGAGTTCGCTTTGGCCTGTGCTGCATCTGCTTTAGTAGTCGCGGTGGTTGCCGTAGTTTCAACATTAGTTAAGCGCGAGGCATGACCAGCACTCGTTTCTTCAAGCGTTCCGACACGATTCGTTACAGCCGTTACTTTAGTCGTTGCCAAATTAGCTTTTGCCTGCGCTGTATTCGCTTTGCTAACACCGCTATCTGCTGTGCCTTGCGCATCATCTGCTTTAGTGACTGCTGTAACTGCTTTCGTTTCTACCGTAGATAAACGGGACGCATGACCTTCGCTGGTTTCTTCTAACGTAGACACACGGTTAGTAGCAGCTGTTGCAATAGTGGTTGCAGCATTAGCCGTGTCTTGTGCATCATCCGCTTTAGTAACCGCGCTAGTTGATTTGGTCTCAACGTTAGTTAAACGTGACGCATGGCCTGTGCTGGTTTCTTCAAGTGTTCCAACACGGTTCGTTACAGTCGTAACCCTCGTATCAACCGAATTTGCTTTAGCTTGTGCCGCGTTCGCTTTAATAACACCGCTATCTGCTGTGCCTTGCGCATCATCTGCTTTAGACTCTGCGGTAGTCGATGCGGTCTCAACACTCGTTAAACGTGACGCATGACCCGTGCTAGTTTCTTCAAGTGTACCCACACGATTCGTTACGGTTGCGACCTTAGTATTTGCCGAATTTGCTGATCCTTGTGCGGCATCTGCTTTAGTGACTGCACTAGTTGATTTGGTTTCAACATTAGTTAAACGTGACGCATGGCCTTCGCTAGTTTCTTCAAGACCTGTGACACGGTTCGATACAGTTGCGACCTTAGTATTTGCTGCGTTTGCTGAGCCTTGTGCGGCATCTGCTTTAGTGACTGCACTAGTTGATTTGGTTTCAACATTAGTTAAACGTGACGCATGGCCTTCGCTAGTTTCTTCAAGTGTAATAACACGCGCTTTACTCTCACCATTGCTAGTCTCAAGAACGGCTACACGTTGGGCTTGTTCATCCGTAATCGTCTCAAGGCCGACAATAGCCGAACCGTGCGAACCCGTTAATGATGAAAGACCTGTAATGTCGTTCTGAACGTTACCGATTGCGGTAGCAGCCGATGCAATTTTAGAATCAGCCAATGCAATATTAGACGTAAGACGAGTGTCCGTAGACTTAATAGTTGCGTCTAGCCCTTCGACAGCCGTATCAATGCGAGATACGCCATCTGTAATGCGCTCGTCAGTAGTTACAATAAGGGCATTAGCCTTATTTAGCGATACAGTGAAGTTGTGTTCCGCAGTCGCAAGTGCCGAGGCTAAGCCACCATCTGCGGCCTTAAGGCGTGACTCTACATCATCGACCGCAACGGCAATGTCATCTTGTTTGGTGAGTATTTCATTGAGGACTTCTGGATCAACGTCATCACCATCAGTACCTTTGATTAGCGACCAATCGAAAATACTTGGGTCAGCTAGTTTGGGTTGTTCAGTAGTTTGGCCTACTGCGAAGCCTATATATTCTTTGCCCTCTGGCAATAGGCTTATGCCGTTACCTTGTTCATCATCAGCGTAGGCTTTCCACACATGGTAAGCGGGGCCTACGGCCTCTGCATTCAGGTCGATTACGTGCCAAGCACCCTCTAACCTAGAATAAAACGCCGTATGGTCTACCCATACCGCGTTTCTCTTAACTTTTACCGATACGACTTGTTGCCAAGTCCCATTTACTTTTATAGCTGACATTGAGGATTTCCATTAGGGAGCTGCGACAATCCAAATGTCACCATCTTTACCCTGCCCCGCACTCGGCGCAGTGGTGGAAACGGTGACTCGATTCCCTAGCTTCTCTAATGTGTCACTGACTTGTGCTGCAAGTCGAGTGTTTGTGGTTGCTGACACACTTCGCATAATACCATACAACATGTTCGACTTAGTAATTAAGTTGTACGGTCTATCAATAAGAATTGTAGAATCATCAATGACTTCGGTCACTTCGTAGACACGGTTATCAAGGGAGAACATATCGCCCTCAACAGGTCTATTTGCCGCTGATTTCCAATACGTGCCAACACCCTTTACCACAGCGCTGTCTTTCGTCATTGTGATAACACCCGTTCTGTACCATCTGCTAGTGCTCATAGAAAATCTACCTCATACATGTAAAGGCCTTTCACGCTATTGAACGTGTTGCCTGATTTGAATACGTCCGCAACAATCGCTGACTGCTGGACTAGAATGTTGTCGTTTACGTCTGGAACAAGAACAACGGCGAACGTATGTTCTGCGGTACTTGCAGGAATATTGCAGCCCAGCTGAACCGTTACCGAACCTTCTTCGTTCGCGTTATGTGAATGGAATTTTTGGACTACTGAGCCATCGAGCAACAGGTATACGTCAAAGTTACTTGATGAACCGCCACCGCCTTGATGGTCAAGTGCTATGCCGCTTATGACAAGAACCCGATCACTTTCAGCACCTATTACACCGGGCGACACTTTGCCTGAGATAAGGGCGAACTTCTCGTTTCTATGCACGGTGAAATCATCTTGGATAACAACAACTGTACGGTCGACGATATCGCCCTCGATGTTCTTGGCTTTCAACGTCCCTTCAATGGTGCAAGACTCGTCAATGCGGACGTTCTTCATGTAGCCATTTGTCGCAGCCAAGTTGCCCTCAAAGAACCCGTCTTTAGCGCGCATTACACCTTCTTGCGTTACGCTAAATCGGCTACCGATACTGAGGCTAGCACCTTCGATTGAGCCACCCTTAATCTTAGGGGAGCTAAACGACAGGCCAACCTTTACGTGCTCTGCGGTGATGTTTGCTGCCAACAGATTATATATCTCAGCATCTTGGATAAATGCTTTGTCGATTATCGTTTTGCCATCTTTAATGATGAACGGGAATAACTTTGACTCACCGCCCGTTACCGTAAATGACTGAGCATCGACCACGAAGCTAGTCTTGTTCCCATCGTTCAAGAACCCCACACCGCCTTGTAGGTCGCCAACCGTAGTTTTAACGCCCCATTGCGCGTTGTACTTGTTGGCCTCAGAAGCGGTGGCCGTTGCAAGTTGGTCTAGCGTTACGTTCGTACCGTTGTAATCAACAGTGAAGTTGCGTAGAGACTGTGCAATGCCGCCCGTGCTGCTGGACAGTACGGTATCGAACTCAGTAATCTTTGCCGATATTGATTTGCCTAGGTCGTTTTCCCACTTAGACTCAAGCTCTTGGATGCGTAGAACATAGGCTTCGTCCGCATTTACCGCTGCATGAATGCCTCCCGATAGGCGAGCGTAGTTCTTAGCGAATTGCTGCTGAATAGTCTCACTTTGCACATGTTTTGAAATTGCACCACTGAGCGCTTGTTCGGCCAACATATCGCTAACTGACGCGCTATCGCCTAGCAATGCCGACAGATTCGAGTCACCTAGGCCAGTGCCTTGAAGCGATCTGTTTAGGGTGTCCAACACACTTAAGTCACTGCGCAACCATTTGAAGTTTTCGCCCTGTGCAATCTCATTGCTGTAATTAATCAATACCTGTTCAGGGGTATCGGACGTAGTGCCTTTTGTGCCCTCAGGTGAATGCACATCGCCTGTTACGTAATCGCGGTTAACGTGTCGAACCCAATAGATAAACGATTTAGAAGGTTCTACCATATCCGAGTAAAAGCCTGTCGATGACGAGCCAACAAACACCGCGTCAGCGAACACAGGCGTATCATCAATAGCATTTGCTAGGTCTACACGATAAACCTCTGTGAACGCATACCACGAAGCACTAGACCTATCCCATTCGAGGCCTACCATGTTGAACATGCCGAACACTTCAACATTAGTCGGTATGCTAGGTCGAGGGTCATTGAATGCTGTGACGACACCCGATTCAGTTTTGGTCATTAGCTGGCGCATATCCACTGTGCCAACAGCCTGTTTGAAGTCACGGAACGTAACCGCTTTATCTAAGGAGTTGCCACGCCCCATGCCCGCTTGAATCTGTACAGTTTCACGCAACGCCGAAAGGAACTGCTGGACAGAGCGGGATGCGTCACGCGGAACAGGCGGTAAAGCACGGCTCATACAAGTTCCTCTGGCGCTTGAGCTAATTGAATATCGCGAATTTCTAGCGGGACAGCTTGGCTAATTGGGTCAACGCCCACACGCCATCTGAACGCACGGCTATTAAACGGCAAGTAGAAGAACGTAGGGCTAGCCACTTCTTTCGTATAGCTAACAATCTCGCCTGTAAGTGCATGGTCATACTCAACACGAAGACGCACGGGGTATTGGTTCGCACGTACTTTTGCAATGTTGAAACACGTTGGGTCATTGAACACATACGTTTTTGAAGTCCACTCGACAGGCATAACAGCATCGCTACTAGAATCGAACAACATAAGCTCTCGGCTATCAGTGTCGATGTAAGCAAGGTCGTTTGTTTCCTCAAGCTCAACGAATGATTCAGCGCTGATGTCAACGGTTCGTATGCCCGCATTTGGATCAATAGCATCAAACACAAACGTTTTGCCGACCGTTGGGCAATGAACAAACACCTTGTTATCTGAGTTCGCTAATCGCATGGTAGATGGGTCAAGCGCGCGCCATTCGTCAGACTCGATAAAGCCTGTGCTAACGTTAGCCATTGAATAGCTTTCAATACGGAATAGGCCGACCTCACTCGCGAAGTAGACAGCCCCCGCCACCTCAGTCGAGCCGTGTGGACTTGAGCAAGGAACTGGATCAGCAAGTCTAGCCGCATCCATTGACTCAGGATGAACACCTTGAATTATGTAGGGAACGCCCGTAGTTAACACAACAAGGTTTGAACCTGATGGTTGGATGGTCACGATGTCTTCTTGGAACACTTTGTAATACTTCACAGGCCACGCGTAGAAAGCTCCTGGCTCTGCAAAACATAAGATTCGTTTGTTATGGCCGACAAGTATATCCGCGCCCATGACCGCAATCTTTTCCATTGCGCCACTAGGGAAAAGCGCAGCATTGGTATCAGGTGCGCCCACCCAATCCTCGTTGATAGGGGCATCAAGTAAGTCGCCACTGTACGCGCTATCCACATACGTTAATTGTGTGCTAGGAATTTCAGCAACGAACTGAAACACACTCTTACCCGATGTGCCCAAGTTAGTGCGGTAGATACGGGTTTTAGCTGTTGTCTTGCGAAGTGGATCAGCCGAAAGTAAAGAGTCTGGAACATCTGGCAACGTAAGCGTAACCGCTGTTGTGTTTATATATTCCCACTCACGGATAGTCACTAAATCGGTCGGGTCAGACAGCGCGCTTAATCTGCCCCACGCATCAACATAACAGATAGCGTATACAACTTCTGACAGGTCATACTCACTAACCTCAGGGTCAGTGAAAGGACGAACGCCAACGATTCCATCGCCATTACTGTCCGTTCCTTCTTCAAAGTCAGGCGGCATTTCTTCACCTCCATCACCATTCGCCACCGCTTCTGATACCCACTTTTCAGCATCACCCGTTGTCACTCCGACAATAGATAAAGGCACTGGAACATTGAGCGGATAAGAGGCCGCTGGGTATGGCCCTCCCCCTTCTTCTGCGTCCAAGTTGTATGCGACTTGTGGGTCAGTATCTTTTGAAGCTATAACAACAAAGTCGTACGCATCATTCTTAAGAGGCGCTTTAACCGCGTATGTAACTTGCGGCCAAGAGAACCATTCGTTGCGGTACTTGAACATAGACTTAGCATTGCTACGGCCATACTGACCAAGCGACACAGGCATTGCCCACGGCTCAAGAATGCCCCGCTCAGATTTAGTATTATGCGATACGGTAGCGTAACCATCGGGCACTTGTTCATCATCAAACTTTGGTGCAGTGCCCAAGAACGCATTGAAGAGGATTTTCATTAGCTATATGTCCACGACACTGGTTCAGCCGACAAGCGCCAATCAATGTGTAGGAAGGAGTTGCCGAAGCCGAAGCCCTTAGCGCCAAGCTTAAGTGCAAGCGCAACAATACGCATACGTTTAACACCCCATCCCACGCGAATGTCGAATGCTACGCCATTAAAATGTTGACCAGGCTTAGCCTTTCGAGCTTCGTCTGGGTGCTGCGCGCATCGGAACGCACTAGACAAGCCCAATGCGCCTACTTCTTCACGTATTTTTTGCAGCATACTGAGTGCAAACGGGTCACATTCATTAGGTACTTCACCCTTACAAATGTCGCACGTGCATCGTAGTTCGCTAGCTGCGAAATGTTTTGTTTTTGGTTCTGCCACGATAATGCCCTATTAGTATTACTATTAGGGCATTGTAACAGTATTACTACTTTATTTAATCAAATTCTTGACCCCCTCATTGATTGGTTGCGCAAGCCAAGGGATTTGGTTAGCAAGCGGGACAATACGGCTCGGCTGCATTTCAAGCGTCGCAACGTCCACAGCGAATTGGGCACTTGGCCCTGCTGCCGCCACAACGGGGTGATTACCATATGTAGTGCCCGCATATATTGACTCCGCCATTGTCGCAGGACCGAGAAGTCCAGTAGCCGCAAAGACAGCTCCGCCCCAATCCCCTATGTTACGTTCGCCCTGCCATTTAGGACGACCAAACGGGTATCGAATCTGTTCACGGATAGTCTCTGCAACCAACGCAAGAGGCACGGCAACTGCAGCGGTTACAGCAACAGCCATCATAGGATTGACACTGCTGTCCTTGTCCTTGAAGCCTTTTGCTAATGACTTGTGCACGTTATCGTAGAAGCCATAGAAGAACTTCTTAAGTGTGGTGACAAGCAGGAAACGTGGGTCATTCGCCACTAATGGGAGCTGAGTAGCGCGCGGATTCGTAACAGCCTCATTCACAAATTGGTGAACAGCATCACGATAGCGTTTACCCGCTGGCGTATTCAGGTCGGCTTTATCCTTGAACTCCGTAACATCTTTAGCAGTAACGCCTAGCTCTTTCAAACGGGCAACACCGCTCGTTCCTTCTTCAACGGCACGTATCATGTAGCGTTCAGCCGCTTTCGTTGCAATTGCGCGTGTCATCTTAGTTACATAATTCTGACCATTCAGCTTGAACACAGTGCCTTGTATCTTCTGCGACACACGGCCTGTCGATAGGTCATTCATGTTGTACATTTCTTGTAGCGAATGCTCGATAGCGTCATTGGTTATAATGTCGTAATCACGTGCCACCTTGTACATTTTCTCACGACCTACGCTTGTCAAAACGCTTTTAGCATCGTTGAGCATTCCATCGGTATCACCACGCATACGTGCGTAAGTTGCCGCAACCTCAGGGATACTCGCTAGGCCAGTGAACCACAGAACAGTAGCCGCTTGGAAACCAAGTGCCGCAGAGTTAAGGGCGCGTAACTTAGGTGACATACTCATACCTAATCGCCCTGTCACACCTTGGTAAAGTTTAGAGAACTCGTGGCGATTGCCCGTATGTACTTCACTTTGAATACGGTTAAACTCGCCATTAGAATCCCATTTGCCATCTACCATTGAGCCATGCGTTTTGTTCCATGCTGACCAGCTTGTAGCCGAATTAACTAGACGCAACAAGTGGCGCGGCGCATCGGTGTCAACGAACTTACCCTCTTTCAGCTTATCGTAAAGTGGGTCAAGTACCTTACGGCCTGCTCTTGGTGGGTTCGACAGCTCTGGGCGAATAGCAAACTCAGGGTAGCCACGACCATCTAAAATAGACTCTAAGAGCGATTCAGGATTCTTTACATTACCTTCGCGGAGGATAGACAAAAAGCCCTCTCTATTGCGCTCAATAACGTGTGTGTCTAAATGCACCTTAGAACTTACTGACTCAAACGATTTGTCGTTTTTACGGGTGTATTCATTCAGGTCTTTAAGGAATGCCTCGTACTTAGTACGTTCAGGACTATTCACGTTGCGTATGGTGTCCTCATAGCCTTTCTGAATGGCTTTGTTGTTGCCAACATCTTTGCCTATTCTTGAGGCGTAATACTCCGTAGCGTTTCGCTGAATGGCCGTAAACTTATCTGCGCGTAGTGCTGCGTCAGGATGGATGCGTTCAAGGCGCGTACGTGTCATTTCTAACAAGCGAAACATAGATTTCTTCGCTAGGCCACGGTTACGTTTAACAACTTTCATCAGTTTACGATTAAGCTGTATCTTACGGCCTTTGCTAACATCAGTGCCCACTCCAACATCGTTGTCCTTGTGGCTCTTGAGTGCCAGTTCCGCTATTTCCATACGTCTTTGTGCTTCTGACAGGATAGCGGCCTTAACATCGACTCCCTCTTTTGAGGAATCAGCTACCGCTTTAATACCTTTAAGGCGCTCCAATCGGTGCTTTGCCTGTACCATATCGCGGTGAACATCTGACGCATTACCGAAGTCACCTTTATTAACGAATGGCTTGCGTGAGTTATTACGTTCTTGATTACCTACTGCATGTAACAGGTCGCTTGGTGCATTGTCCAAATCACCGTGCGCGTTACGAATAGCAGTTTTACTGTGGCCTTTAACATCATCACGGCGTATTGCGTCAACAAGTGATCGCTTCATGGCGCGTCTTGCTTCGGTATGCTCCACTCTGGCGCGCTCTACTTCGGCAACCATATCATCGCCCTTGCTCTTTTTGGCAAGTTCAAAGTCTTCGCGAGCTTTGGCTGCATTCTCAGTTAGTGCCTCACGGGTAGCCGTTTCCTTTTTGCCGCTAAGGTTTTCAGTTTTACGTGTTTTGCGGATTGCGCCACGAGTGTTAGCGACTTCCGATATTTCATCACGGTTAGCGATTTCATTGTCTACACGTTCTGATTTGATCGTAAGCTCACCGCCATCTTTAGCCGCTTGCTCGTAGTCTTTATCGAACACGCCCGAACGCGCATCACGAAGTATGTCATCGCCTCGTTCTTCTGAGATTTTGCCTTCATCAATTGAGCGCTGAACCAGTGTATGCACATCATCGTAAGAGACTTCATCGCGGTACACATTGCCAATATCCTCAGGCATAAGGTCAGACAGTGTGCGAGTCTTGCGCATATTGCCCTCAATACCCGACACCAACGAAACCAACTCTTTGGGCAGCAAGTCACCCACTTTTACCGCGTGTTCTGCGGTAGCGATAACGGTCTTAAGCTCTGGGGCATCCGACAGTTTTAACCCAATCTTACGAAGCAATGGCCTAACAGCACGGTCAACATGAGGCGCACGAACAACATCAACTTTTTTGTTGTACTTACGGCCTTTGTGGTAAACATTAGCGCGTATTGCACCCATAGTTACCGACGCAAGCTTGTCGCCATTCATACGGTAAACAACGGAATCGTCAGGGATTGTGTTCATATCAAAGCTGAATACAGGTCGGCCATCAGGTAGTCTTAAATCGGCCAATGCTGAAATACCGCTAAGCACAGAGTTTGAAAGCTCATTGATAAAGTTAAGGTCTTTGCCCGACGAGTCGTTAAAATCAACATCATCTTCACGCATAGCCCAGCGCGTAACCGCATCAACATCAACACGAATTACCTTACCACTTTCGTTATCACGTGCCATCACGCCACGGTCACTACGGTTTTGCCCCGCCTCGTCAAGGGCATTACGTACACGCTTATTACTGGCGAATGAGCTACGAACACTAGATATTAATCGTTCTTCGGGGCTGGCCTTAGCTAACTGGCCTATGCCACTATCTTTCGGAAGTATGCCAATTTTTGATAGTAGAGTACCGAATGCAGATAGGTCGTCATTCTCCAAATATTCCTTAAGCTTTTTAATCGTACCCTCTGACACATGCTTAGAGTCAGGGAGCTTCTCTTGCTCTCCAAATGTAAAGGCTGGCGGCTTCTCTGAACCTTTAGCGAACTGGTTAGTCTTGTTTGAGTTCTGGTTATCAATGGCCTTAGAGTTTGCGCTTCTGCGTTTAGGTAAACGATTTCCTAGCAATAGCTCACGTTCGTTAGGCTTAACCGACTCGCGCATGAACTTAACTAAGCCACTTGCGTTTAGACCAGGCACTTTGCGAAGTAGCTGGTAAGCGTCGACCGCCGCAGAGGTTCTACGAGTATAGTTTGCCGCAACTTCTAGGTCATTTGATGTGGTGTCAATCGTGCTTTGAACATCGCCAATACTACGTTCCGCGCCATCTTCTCCACGTTCAGCATACGCTAGTTGTTGGTCGTTCCTGTCGCCAAGCTGACGGCGAGACCTATCTGCAGCAGTGTCCTCATACATCTTATTGACAGTTTTCTTATAGGCTTCGTTGAACTCGAACTTGTCAACACGCGCTTGTAATGCGTCTATTTTCTTAAGGTCATCTGGCTTGTCTTTAAAGCTGTCACGTTTGCCCAATAAGCTACGCACAACCGGTGTAAGTTTACTCGGGTCTAACGCATCATTGTCTTTAGCATTCTTGTTGAACTGCTTTTCAGCTTCCAACAGTTTACCCATATCGCCATCACTGGCCGTACGCGTTCCCAACTCTCGCTTAAGATAATCAAGCTTACCAACAACAGTCGTAGGGGCTGGTTTGGCTTTGGCCTTAACTTCTGCTTTAGCTGTTGTGCCGTTTTCGCTACTGTCCGCAATCTTAGTCAACAATGAAAGTTTGTCAGCTTCGAGTGAGCTGGTACGCTCAAGTTCATAGTGTTGACCGACCTCGTTAAGCTGCTTACGGGTAGTGGCTAACTGTGTATCGAATATATCTTTAGCGGCCTGTGTATCTTTGCCTTTGTTTTGGATCACACCACGTATACGAATAGCCAGCTTGTCCTTAACATCCGACAGCATAGTCATCGACTCGTCTAGTTCTTCTTTGCTTGGTTTGCGACCTTCTTTAATCCAAGTAGGCGCGCTATCTGGTACGTTCTTCTCTTTAGCCGTTGGCGCTTTGCCTTTAGGGACTTCGACCGCTGGTTCGTTATCAATGTTTTTCTCTACTTTGGACTCTTTTTTGATCCGCTCGCTATTTTTAATGCGGGCAGACTTAACCTTGGAATAGTCACGGAACATCGCACGGCCATCGAACTTGTTAGCGCTTCGGTAGACAATGTTATTGAACTCAGGATTGATAGCACCCAACGCTCCTTTAAGCGCAACATCTGTGCCCGTATCTTCGGCCATTGTTAGCTTTTCACGTTGTTCATCAGTGAGCTTAAGCTTACCTTCGCGTGACATGCTAACGACTTTACGGAACACATTAGCAAGTGCTGCATCCCCTTTGGCCTTGTTATAACCGCCCGACAACGGTGTTTTAGAACCGTAATGAGAATCGGCTGCATAGCTCGCCAGTTCTTCATCCGTAAGTGTGCCCGAGTCAACTAATGCCCCTACCTGTTTCTCATCAAGCGGTTTGCCCTCAGGCTCAAGCATCTTACGTAGTTCATCGTAGCGTTCAGTCTTAAGATTCGGCACATCGCGTGAGGTCATAGAGTCAAATTGCCCTTGGCCTACAACACCCGCATCAACATCGGCATCATCACCCGCAGCAGTTTTACGCGCCTTAGGCTTACGCTTTGCAACACGTTCAACATTCAGTTCTAACGATTCAGAACCATCGTATGCAGGCGCTTCGTTTTCAGATTCTTCTACTGTGTCCTCTTTCCAGCCGTGAGCATCAACAGCTTCGCCCTCAGCATCAGCACCGCGTCTAGCTTCGTTGTAGTCACGCATGTAGCCAACAGAGTTACCCAAGCTCGATGCGATACCACCGACAGCACCACCACCAATAACAGCTCGAATGCCCGCTTCAACAATATCGCGTGTTTCAAGATTCCAATCAGCGCCGCCCATTTCAGTGGCAATAACTTCATCAATCACCACTTGTGCCGTAGAGGTAGCACCTTCGATGCCTGCACCCAATGCAGCGGTATTCATAACGTCTTTTAAGCGCTTTGCAACCGATGGTTTAGCCAATGCGTCAAGGACAGGTTGCGCCGCTGCCTCCGACATTCCTGTGGCTCTAAGTGATTTGCTCATAACAGCAATAAATGGAAGCGCATTAGTCGCCGCACCCACAAGGCCTGAGGCCAATGTAGAGCTGCCGTGGTCTTCATTACCCGAAGCATCAAGACGATTTTCCATCGCACCCGCTGCCTGAGCAAAACCAGATGCAGCAGGCCCCGCGTACAATCCAGCCTTAACACCCTTCATTAACGAACGCGTTGCCGTAGCGCGCATTGCACCCATTAGGCCTGCACCCACAACTGCACCCGTACCACCTGTAGCCGCACCGACTGCAACAGTACCCGCAGTTGCTATCGCATCAACAATAAGACCAGGAGCAGCCTCGCCCAATGTTTCAACAACATAATCTACTGCATCGCCAAAGCCTTGAACTTTATCGACTGACTCGAATTGACGCTTGTTAGCGGAGGCCGCTACGCCATGTTCAAATGCAACAAGCTCACCTTCTTCTTTCCACTCGTCATTGCCAAGCGATTCACCGATATAGTTTAGCGCGCCACCTAATGCAGCTTTAGTTTCATCCGTTCCGCGATCAAATGCTCGGCTAAACGTACCACGGCGGTCACGTATTTTGGGTTGGAACTCACCGCCCATCCATGATGTAAACTCGTCGTTTGTGTCGCGAAGCTCTTGGCCTACAGCGTTCATATCTGTGTTGCTAGTAGACTCGTAACCGAGTGCGCGACGTGTAATACCTGTTAGTGACGCTTGCATAGAGTCAGCATCTTGAGTTGGCATAGCCGCACCCGAACGTACTAAATCACCCGCAACGTCTAAGCCATTCTTATCACGAAACGTAGAGATTTTACGCCCGTATGCCCCGCGTTCACCGCCAGCATCTACGTAGCCGCCATCGTCAATAATGCTCTGCGACAATTCTTGCTCTAGGCCTGCATTAATATTCGAGTCGCTGCGCCAATCATGCTCACGTTCGACACTGTTAAAGCCTTTAGCACGTGCATCCTTTTCGTCACCAATGCCGCCACTGTCACCATCTCGCAGCTCAATATCGCGTTTATCTGTATTGGCCTGTTCTTCTGCCAATGCTCTATCACCATCATTTGGTTCAAGTAACCTAGCCATTAACTCGTCTTCGTTCATACAAAAAATCCCTAACATTTAACTGTTAGGGATTTTATCACATTACTACTTAGTTGCTTTAACAGTATTACTACTAAAGCTTATCGGAAGTAAAACCTGTATCAAACAGTTTTTGACGTTCTTCATTCCAGTCTAAGCCCTTTTCCTTTGCGGCATCTGAATATCTCATTAGCTTTTTATCATACGCATTACGCACCTCACGAAGCGAACGGCCTGAGTTCTTAGACGCGCCTAAAATCGTCTGTGCCGCGTTTGGCTTGAACTTACCTAATGCTGTGTTGATAAATGGTAGAACAGTCTCAGCAGACAGGTTATTGTCCTCTCCTTTATTTGCCAAGAACGAACGAACACCCTCATTGAACATAGCGCCGAACTTAGGGTCTTTCATCTGGTCAATGCTGAAAGTTTCGCTACCCATCAGGCTTGTCGCCAACGCTTTAACACGGCCACGAACACCCGCAGCTTGTTGTCCTTTAAGTCCCATTCGACCACTATACCAATCAGCAATATTAGAGCCCTCATCCTGTAGGAACTTCAACGCATCATTTCGGCGCTTAACATCGCTTTTATAATTCTTACCCGCTAAGTCAACATACTTGCGCTGGGCATCAAAGCGTTTTGCTTCGGCTGTCGCTACGGCCGTTTGACCTCTGGCCTCTGCTACATCAAGTGCCACATTGTGCTTGTCCAATTCCATCTTAGACACACGCATATCGCCCGTTTCCATGTAGTTACGCATCTGACCTTCGTCAATGTTATTAGTAAGGTAAAGCTCACCCACAACAGCGGCACGTTTACGACGAGTTGCATACTTTTCATGAATGGCTTGCATACGCTTTTCAGCATCACCGGACTGCAACACAGGCTTAAGCTCTGCTCTGGCCTTAAGCGGTGGTGAACCCATGCTCTCTACCGTTTCTTTGGTATCCACAAGATCATCGACACCCTCAGGCGTTTCTATTTTATTGCTAGGGAGTATCTTAACTTCGCCCTTTTTCTCGATACTAGCCTTAGCATTTTTGCCCATAACAAACTGGTTGGCCGTCTTCTTAACCGTATCACCAAAGCCACGTTCCTTAGCGCCATCCGACAGCCAGTTACCCGCTTCCATGATTTTTCTAGCACCCGCTGCACCTTTGTTATACATCTGTTCAAGGCCAACAAATACACTCTCTGTCATCTTACGCTGCACGAAACCTATCGGGTTCGCCAAGTCGCTAGCTGTTACAGAACCATCGCCTTCAGCCTTTACAGTTGGCACACCTTCGCCCGCATTGATAGGCACATCACTGTCAGGTGAAGTCTGCTTACCTTTCAACAGTCCATGAGACTTAAGGTTAGACATAAACTCCGATTCACTGGCTTCACGAATGTTGCCATCTTCATCTGAGGTAAAGCCCGCACGGATATAGGCCGAATGGTTTTCAGGTTCAACGCCATTACTTTCCGCAATATCAATACTGCGCTGTGCATGTTCCTGTAGGCGCGGTAAGTCTACGTTCTTGGCACGAAGCGGCTTACTCTTATCATCGTTTGGATTTGACGTTAACTGCGTTTGCTCTCCATTATCTTTTAGAACACCGAATGAAGTAGTGCCATCGCCATTGTCTACAGGGGTAATTTCGTCACCACTGCGGCTAACAGAACGAGACAAACGCTTGTTACGTTCAACTGCGGCCTGTTCCTGCGCATCAATATCACCCGATATACTGTCTACATAAGACTGGCGCGCTTGTTTAGATTGGTCACGCTCGGCTACCTTGTTGTCGTACTCGTCCGTCTGCCTGTTGAACAACGTTTCCGAACGGTTGTCAGCAATAGCCTGTCGTGACGAACGTTCTTCATCTAATTTCGCTTGTCGGTTACGCGCATACGTCTTATCTTTCTGACGCTCGGTGTAATCCGCGTACTGCCCAATTGCATTAATGATGGCCGTGCCATCGTGCATGCCATATCCTGCCATGATCATTCCTTATTAGTTACTGATAGCGCCGCCTGCCGCACCACCAAGAGAAGCCCCCGCAGCTGCACCCATAGGGCCACCTACAAAGCCACCAATAACGCCGCCCGCTACTGCGCCAACCTGTGTCATAAATCCACCTTTAGCAGATTTGTACGCCGCATCACGTTGCTGCTTAGCTTGGTATGCTTGTGACATAGAGGCCGTGCCCGTCGCTTGCAACTGCTCACCAATACTCATTAGCTGTGTACGGGCTGCTTGTTGTTTAACGCGTTGGTCTTCATGCGCTTGAGTCATAACAGCGCTTCGAGCTGTTGCAACACCCCTTGTTTGCGTCCGATCCATTGCGCTACTTTGCGATGCTAGTTGGCCGCTCATGCTGTAACCCAATTGGCGATCAACAGTATTCGCAGTCTTCTCACCTAGGCCATCGCTTAGCTTGCGGGACGTATCAACGATTGACGTACTTTTTGACTCGTCTACAAGGTCGTCAACAACGGGCAATGTGTTCTGCTCGTAATCAAGGACTTGCTGGCGGTACATATCTTCAAGCGAATCTTCATAAGACTTTTCATCAAGCTTTTCCTCAATGCCTCGTTGCACCATACCAATTTTGCCCGGGCCATATGTTTTCTCTTCTTTGGCGAGCGCAATAGTTTGCGAATCAGATGGCGTAATAGCCCCACTAGTCGTTGTCTGTTTTACAGTAGGCATTATGTAGTTCTCCCCATCTCGTCATAGTTTGAGGCAGATAGCGGGCTAAATATTGACACCTCACCACCGATTTCCTCATTGTTTTTCTCTTTGAACCCATCCGAACGGGCATAGGCCGAAGTAGCCGCCACGCCAATATCTAAAAACGCTTGTGTCTTCTTATTAGAGTCCGTGAAATCACTTAACGAACGTTGCTGACCCACTGCTGCCATGCTACGTGCCACGCGCGCTGTGCTTGAGGTATCTTGGCGAACAATATCGCCCTCAGTACCATAAGAACGACCGCCTTTGCCTGTTGCAGAAATGCCAGTAGACTGAACATCAACACCACCATCAACAGTCTTAAACTCGCCACCTGACCGTGAATTATTAAGGCGTGTACGACTAATGCTGGCGGACTCTGCCCCAACGCGGGACATAAGATTAGAACGCTCGTCACGGCGGTTTGAGGCCATGAACGCATCACGCGAACCCTCTTTTACAGTCGTTCCTTCCTCGAACATCTTGCTTGCAAGCTTAACCTGCATTTTCTCCCCCTCAGGGGTGGTGGGCTTATCTGGACTCGACATTTCAAAACTCCATAGCATACGTCTTTGATTCAACGTGGAAGCCTACTTGCGCGGCCACGCGACCCCAACCTTCTCTTGGGCTGGTAAAAGTCAGTTTACTACACCCCAACTGTTTGACATAGCTAGTAGTAGCACTAATAACATCAGGCCATGAATCAAGGTGGCCTTTCAACGAAGCCGCACATAAAACGTGACACTTATTCTCAGACCATTGGGCAATTAGGAACGCATCTTCCCCCACTAAATGTAAAGTAGCTGCACCAACGAGTAACAGACGTTCTACCTCATGCTCAGGGTAGCCCCCGAACTCACGATAAAGCCGCTCAATGAACGGCTTAATTGTAGGGAAAACCCTTGGTATGTCTTCAACACTGAATGGATCACTTACCATGAAAATCCTGTATTAAACTGCACCGAACGTTTCGGGCGACTGCGGTCATCACGTGCTTCACGCTTAGCCTTTTCGATACCTTCGCGAAAGTGCATTTCGTACGTTGCGGCTGCACGGCTGTTAGCCCAAGTAGCATCTGGCATCGACAGTAAACGGGCGATAGCTCCACGCCTTATAACGTCAAACCATTTGTCAGCTAACGAGTCGGGTACGCTTTCTATGTTTCGGGTGGGCTGCACAACAACCGATACCTCAAGCGTACCCTTTTCAAACGCGTCTAAAATGATAGTGTTACCACTGTGCGAGAATGACCCCACACGGTTTGTTTTACTGATGCGGTGAGCTAGTTCACTCACAAGCTTAAAGCGGTCACTACGACCCTCAGGCTCGAAATAAGCGAACTTCGTTGACGCTACATAAGTTTCCTCAGGTAACATTTGAAGTGCCGCAGTGTCCTCTACAAGTTCGATGCGCTCGGTGTGTAACCACACTTCCGAAGTCCTAAAAAACTCTTGCAGGGCGTAACGTACTTGTCGCGCCACTGTAGGGTCTAACGGCTCTGAAACGTCCATGCGGATACTGTCTACCCATTCTTGGACGTTAGCCATTAACGAGCCCCTATTGGATCACGTGTCACACCATTGTCGCTTTCCATGCTAGCTTGTGTGTCACCAATTTGAGCCGTAAACACATTGTAGTAACTTTGCGCGCGAGCCTGCATTCCTTCCGATTCAGTGAACTTACCGAACGCACGATGCAAAATGTAGTTAGCTACACAAGCGGCGTACATCGTAGGTAATGGGAACGGTTCATCAAGTGATAAAACCTCTGCTGGCGTAGTACCAATAACCATCATTAAACCATTACCGCCGATTGTAGGTGGATACACATAGAAAGTTCGCGGGTCAGTAAGGCTTACACTGTAGCGGAAGACTGTTAGCGTTTTAGTAGCGGCCATCCAGTTTGGGTCTTCGTTATCCAGTGTAGCGCGTTCGACACGACGAACTGAGCGACCTTCATCTTCACCCACCATATTACAAACAACTTCTAGCACACGCGATGCGCCAAGCGCCGCTACACTCTGTTTAGAGCCTGCGCTTAAGTTAAAGGTTTCAGTGCTGCTGCATGATTCAGGACGTACACGGGCAATTTCGGCACAAGCTTCGTTAAACCATTGGATTAACTCAGGGTCACGCCATTGAACACCGCCCTCGTCAATATCACGTAAAAGTACACGGACGCGGTTTGTTAGTATTGTTCCTACGGTTAACATGACGTTTTTCCCTATTACTCAGATGCTTTAGTAGCTGCGTTCGCGGCACGTGTTGCTGCAGATTTCTTAGCTGCTTCACTTGCTTTAGCTTTTTTTGCGGCTTCTTCTAACGCTTTCGTCTGTTCCGTTGCGGCTTCCACTTCTGCTTTAGCCTCAGCGTCTTTATGAGACTGAACCACAGATGCAAGCTCGGCTTCACGTTCTGCAATATCCATAATGTCATCAAGTGGCACTAGGCCTGCGCGAATTGCATCTTCTTCAAGGTGCTGTGGAACGCTGCGTTCTTCGCCAGATTTAAAACGGATAACATGGCCGCCAATGCGGGCAGTTACACGGATAGTGTCGCGAGTAAAGTTTTTCAATTTCATGTTTTTGTCTCTTTAGAGGTCGGGGGCAATCGTCACCACCCCCTGCAAATTAGATCGCGAAGTCGATACGTAGAACGCCGTAATCTTGTTTAACAGCACGGTCAGCAGTCTTCTTAGCATCTTTGAACTGCATTTTCTTCATACCGAAGATTTTGCCGTACGCGATACCGAAGTTGTTACCGTAATCGAAATGGTCTCGTTCATCCCATGAAGGGCTATCAAGGTCAATAAAGCCGAGTGCTTGAGCGCCACATAGTAAGCCCATGCAACCTTCAACAGTGCCAGTAGCACCCCATTTAGAACCCGAAGCGACACCAAGCGTAGTTGGTACATGACGGAACTCATGGATGTGTAGGCCATCAACAATGTAAGACTCGCCGCCAGCAAACAATGTGTTACTGTCGCCACGAACGCCCGCATGACGCGCATTCTCTTTGAAATCAGGGTCTAATTTCAGTGCAGCAAGTGCCATTGGGTGTAGGAACAAGTGGTAAACTTCTGAACCGCCAGTGCCACGAATACCACGAATGTAACGAGTCTTAGCAATCGCTTGTAAACGTACAATGTGGTCGTAGCCTAGTTTGTCTTGGGCAGTAATAGCAGTCGTGTCACTTTCAGTAACTTGGCCGCCTTTAATACACATAAGGTGACGCTCAGACGTTGAGGCAAGGCCGCCATCAGTGTTGAACGCTAAGTCAGACAAGTTGTCATCATTAGAGCCCTGACCAGGACGTACTCGACCATCATTCGTTTGCGCGAAATCTAAGCCAGCTAGTTGTAGGAATGTCATCTGATCTAAACGGTCTGATAACCAGTAAGATAGCTGGTCACGCGCTTGTTCACGGAAGTTAACAACCGTTTTCTGGTCGTTCATTTTACCCGTGTTCTTCACTGCGTTACGTAATTGGTCAACTTCAACTTTGTCTTGATGCGCAGTTAATGTTGATTCGTTACCGGTCAGCTCGTTGTCACCAACAATACCGTCGCCGTGCATATCTGGAACAAGGGTTACAACTGCTTCTGTACCACGTTCTGATTTAGTCAGCTCCGTAATACGTTGGATCATTGCGTTTTGACCCGAACCCATGAACTTAGACACGAACATCTTGTCGCGTGCTTGATGCCACGTATCACGTGACCATACTTTTTTAGCGTCATCATCTAACGCTGAGAAATTAGTTTTTGCCATTACAGTGCATATCCTTCGTTAGTCCCTGAGCCGTTGGCTTGTTGCGAAACGACAAACAGAGGACTTAATAAATCCAAGTGTTTTGAGTCGTCCCGTAACGTGGGTCTATCGAAATGTATGCACGGCATGACTGAGCTGTGAGGCAGGATTGATTTACAAGGCATCACCTTGAATATGCTTCAATAGTAGCAATACTACTTAAAAAAGTAAACAGTAACACTACTTATTTAAAGCGCGCGAATGGGCTAATATGTTGCTTATACATACTTTTTTGATGGGCAACCTGCTTTATTTTCGATCACTTTTGTTGTAATTCAGCAGAAAACATAATAATATTACTTCTGTTGACGTAGCCGTCAGCAGCAATGATCTGCCCTCATTGCACAATGACCACAAGCTCTATTACTCTGTAATAGGGCTATAAGTCTTTGTTTGATGGGGCAAGTAACAACAGCAATTTTGCCAATATCGATGCCTATTAAGGGGTCTATTATGGATAATGTAATGGAGTACACAGGTAAAAAACCGTTTAAACTTTCGGTTTCTTACAGTGAATTGATCAGCGGCCTGCCTACAATTGAGCAAGCGCGTGATAAGCGAAAACCTAAAAAGCGAACGGCTAAAACTAATAGCCGATAACAAAGGACGTTGAATGAGCAGCGACAACACAGAAGAGTTAAGAGTTACAGTTTCCCATAACTCAGACTGGATTGATGGAACTAAGGAAAACCAAATTATACTGGAGAATTTTGTACAGTATAAAGGTGATAGCCTGAGCGTTGCACACAAAGATAGTGGGGGTACTATAGTGACCCCCAATCCTAATTTCGTGACACCGAACGAAAATCTCCAAATGTCAAACCCTCGCATCCATCCACTCTTTGGGCGTGACCGTGTATTTGACCACCCTATTAGTTTACACGTGGATATACAATATCATGGGCTAGCTCACGTACATGTAGTAGATCCAACAGGCTATGCCGAAAACCACCCACAGTGGGATTGTAAATCAAACGCCGCCACCGTGTACTCAGCGTTCACGCTGGGGCCGATGCACTATCACTACCATGTAATAGAGATATTCAATGGGGGCCCTCCACTCGGGGACGCACACAAATACTATACGACGGGTGACATTAAAGATTACCTGTGGTTAGCTGAAGACTTTAGAAAAAAAGCCAACAAATAAGTTGGCTTTTTTATGTGTGCTGTTTAAGCGATGTAATCGCCACGTGCGGTGGCTAACGCTTCTTTGCTCAGTTTCCCGAACTCGTCATCCCCTAGCCGCGAAATATCCACCTTAGGGCGGCTACTTCCACCTGAACCCCCTAACTTGCCACGTTCTTTTTTAGCAGCATCTAGTTTAGCTTTGCTGTTTAATCGCTTAGCAGGCTTAGCCATATCAGCCTTAGGCTTGGCTGTACGGTCTTTCAAGCCGTTCTCTAACGCAACTAGACGTACTGACTTCTTAAGCGCGTCAGATGGTGATAAGCCACGTTCAACGTACAGGTCACGCATTTCAACAACTTCTTCAATCAAGCCGTCGTCCGAATCGTCGCCCGCACTATCTAATTCAGGATATTGAACCGATAAATCAGTAGCCGTTTTAACCAGTTCAGCAGTCGCACGGTCTTGGTTAATCTCACTGCGAACACGGTCTGCAACGTCTTTTTCAGTAAGGCTTTGAACGGCTTGATTCTGGCTGTTCATCATCTTGCCAAATATCTCGAATGCCTTGTCTGTCTCGCCATCAAGCATTGCTTCCTGCATACCTTCAAATTCTTCACGCGAAATACCTGTAGCCTCAGGTTC